GTACAGTGGGACTGGGGCTGGTGGACAACATCGCAACAAGCATCAGAACTCCTGCAGGATTACCCACATCCCAACAGGAATTGTAGCCACGGCGCAATGCCGTAGTCGGCAAAATAGTCTTGCCGAAGCCCTACAAACAATACAAACACAAGTTGACAACATAGCACAGACAGCATATAATAAAACAATAGCAGCCGATAGAAAACAACAAGTTGGTACAGGTATGAGAGGCGACAAGGTTAGGACTTATCGCTTTCAAGATGATCGTGTGCAAGATCATGTCACAGGCCGGAGTGCCAAATGTTCGGCTATTTTACGAGGAAACTTTGATTTATTATGGCAAAAGAAATCCCTGAACACAAAGACAAACTTGGAAAGCTACTAAGCGTAGGCGATGCAGTCTGCTATCCTAGCCATAATAGTTTGGAATTAGGAACCGTTAAGAAACTCAATCCCAAGATGGTTAAAGTATGGGAAGCAGGCCGTCACGGCAAGTGGTATACAGGTAGTAACAAATACCCACAAGATCTAGTTAAGGTAGAGGGCGCCGAGGTAACAATGTATCTCTTGAAAATGAATTCTTCTGCCTAGCCTGTTCCAATCTTGCATCTAATTGAGATTGTATAATCCAATCTTCGGCAGCAACTTTGGACATCCAACCCATCATATAACCAATTTGAGCAGCCAAAGTTTCTCCTTTAGTTTCTCTTGCAAGATAGCCCAATAATTCATTAATATCATCAAGGGCCTGCTGTTGCCTGGTCTTTTTAGTATTCATAATACTATTTACTGACTTGACCATTTGGTAAAACTATGCTATAATATAGTCATGTTAGCAATAAATTTCGGAGTTTGCAATGGAATTTAAAGTCAGTTCTCGCAGTAAACGGGTTCAAAAATTCATTGAGCACATAATGCCCAGTATGATCAAACAACTCGGTTTGGAAAATAGCCGTAAATTTGTTCTAATAGAAACTAGCCACTGTGGCGATAATTATGGATATACAGTACCGCTAGAAGGACTCGACTCCTTTGTTATTGTGTTGAAACCGAGAACTAAGTGGCAAGAAATGGGGGTTACCCTTGCACATGAAATGGTTCATGTTCGCCAACTGGCCAAGGGAATTCTTAAAGCAGAAAATGGTAAGAAATACTGGAGAGGTAAACTTTACAGTAAAAAGACAAAGTATTTAGACATGCCGTGGGAATTAGATGCTCTTGCAAAGCAAGACATTATTTTCCGCAGGGCTTTAGAAGATTAAGGAATTTTTATGATTACAGGAGTTCGTTGGTACGCTGGTAAGGACTGCATTGGTATTGTTCAAGTAGTCCAAGATCATCAAAAAGATCAGTATCGCCAAACAGGAGAAGCTGATTTTAAATACTACATTGGAGTAGGTTGGGGAGACGATGAAAAGACTGACATGTCTTACATCGCAGAACATGGCGTTCCGTTTGACCGTAACGCAGGTAACACTTTGTTTGGAATTTAAAATGCCTTGGATTCAAAATATTGCACTCGTCGATGTTGCTCGTGGTCATCACATCCGTGTTGGCGAAAATTCTATGTTGATCCAAATCGTGGATCCATGCATGGAGTTTCCGAAGCCTTTGCACAATTTCAAGGAAGTTCACCAATTTGAATTCCTCGATATCGAAGAAGATGGGTTGACCAACAATGGTGATGGCACATGGACGGACATGAGCGAGTTTGCTATCACTGATGAGCAAGCTGACCGGTTAGTTGAACTGCTCGAACACGCACTGGCTAACAGGATGGACGTAGTTGTTCACTGTCATGCCGGTGTATGCCGTAGTGGTGCAGTCTGTGAAGTTGGTGTCATGATGGGCTTTGACGATGCAGAGGCCTTCCGTAGTCCTAACTTGCTGGTCAAGCATAAGATGATGCGTAAGCTAGGTTGGACCTACGACGAAAACGAGCCGCACACTATCAATGGTGTAACGCTTCCTTCGGGCATTGTAGTTCCTCCTAAAGCAATTGACTGGACAACCCAAAACGAAAAAGTTTTTACACTGGCTCGAGAAAGAAAAGAGCGCAGAGAAAGAGAAGGAGATATTTAATGCCTAAGTGCTATCAATTAATCGGCGTGCCCGGTGCGGGCAAATCTACTTGGATCGATAACCAAGACTGGGCATTGCCTTGCGCTAAAGTTAGCACAGACAAGTGGGTAGAAATTTATGCGAGAGAAGTAGGTAAGACCTACAATCAGGTATTTGTAGATTTTATGCCTACTGCTGTAGAACTTATGGCTAAAGAAGTAGTTGTGGCTCGTAGTATGGGTCGAGATATTATCTGGGATCAAACCAGTGTGTCTGAAAAGAGTCGACGCAAGAAGTTTAATATGTTGCCAGACTACTATCACATTGCTGTAGTGTTTAAGACACCTGAGCACAAGGAATTGATGCGCCGGCTGATGAATCGTCCAGGCAAAGACATTCCGGATCACGTTATTGCTAGTATGATTGCTAGCTTTGAAATGCCCTCTGAAGAAGAAGGCTTCAAGGAGATTTGGTACGCCAGTTGACAGAAATGTCTTCTGGTGTTACAATTAAAAATTATGAGAACATTTATAACATCAGATTTACATTTCGGACACACAAACATCATGAAGTTCTGTCCACAATCACGTGCGCGGTTTCGCAATGACGTGAACTATATGAACGAGCAAATGGTTGTAGAATGGAATAGCATCGTTGAACCAGAAGACTTGGTTTACATTTTGGGCGATGTAGCATTCTTGCCTGCCCAGAAGGCTGCTGAGTACGTAAACCGTTGTAACGGCACAAAGATTCTAGTTGAGGGCAATCACGACCGTAAGGCTTTAAATGACCCTACGTTCCGTAAATGCTTTAAGGAAGTCCACAAGTATTTGGATATCAACTACAACGGACACAAGTGCGTTATGTTCCACTATCCAATCGCAGAGTGGGATCAAATGCACCGCGGTGCATTACATTTCCACGGACACTTACATGGCGGTATAAGTGGCTTAGAAAAGTACCGCGCTCGCGACATGGGCATGGATGCAACAGGAATGATTGTTGTCGAAATGGAACGTGCAATCAACGATGCAATGACCGGGCAGGTTAAAGGGCATCATGTGTAAATAAATGCATGAAATGGATTGATAACTTATTTAAACGTCCTGAATCAGGAAAAGTAAAACTAAAGTTTATAGCCATAGACGAGGAGGGACAACCCTACGAGGATGTGGCTACAGTCCCCTATCATGACGGCTACAGCGAAGAAAAAGTCCGCAATGGATTTGCCCACTTTATGGAAGTAGGTCCTAAGCATAAAGTAGTAGAAATTATTATTCTAGAACGCACAATAAACCCTTGACAATCTGGTAAAACCGTGTTATAATAAACGCAGTCGATAAGGAGAATAACATGGAAGGATTTACAATGGAACTTAGTGGAATGGATATCGTGCGTAAGGCACAGGTGTTCGCTACGGCTGCTCATGCGGCTGTTGGACAGAAGCGCAAGTACACCGGTGAGCCCTACATCGTTAACCCTGCAGAAGTTGCCAGTATCGTTGCAAGTGTAGAAGGTGCTACTTTTGATATGATTGCGGCTGCATGGCTTCACGATGTAATCGAAGACACTGGTTGCACTTTTACTGACGTCCACATGGCGTTTGGTATCGACATCGCAACCCTTGTTGATTGGCTTACTGACGTTAGTCGTCCGGAAGATGGCAACAGAGCTACCCGGAAGGCTATTGACAGAGCGCACACTGCTCAAGCACCTGCTGAAGCGCAAACAATCAAGTTGGCAGACTTAATCAGCAACAGCCGAAGCATCATGCAACACGATCCTGCTTTCGCTAAGACTTACTTAGAGGAAAAGAGATTGTTGTTAGAAGTAATGACAAAGGGCGATGCCGGATTAATGGCAGAAGCCCGCAAGTATATTGGAGATTGAAATGAAATGGTTTTGGACCGATGCGAAAGGCGTTAAGGCAGATGTCGAACGGCATCGTGCCAAAGAAGCCGAACTAGATGCTAGGATAGCAGAGCTCGAAGCTATTGCCGATCCTGGCCCTATGGATATTGCTTGCCTAAGGACTTATCGTAGGTTCCGTGCGAGCCTGCTACAAAGCAAGGCAGAAGTAGTTACAAAGATTGGAAAGAAAAATGTTTAAGGATGAATTGAAGAAGTATGTTGCCGAATCTGGACTCGTGAATATGCGTCCTGCTGGCGACAATATCTTTGTCCTAAAGTACAAGAAGAAGGTGTTCTACGATAACCTATGGAACGACTACATTGCAGAATGTCGTGGCTCCATTGTAGACGCCGACTTCAACTTAGTTGCATATCCTTTTACTAAGATCTATAACTATGGTATCGAAAAGGAAGCACCAGTTCTGCCCGACTTTACACCAGTCACTGCATTCCGTAAGGTTAACGGCTTTATGGTATCTGCTACTTGGCATAATGGTGATGTCTTGGTGTCAACAACTGGCTCTACAGATAGCGACTACGTTGCTATGGCCAAGGAAATGATGCTGACTCATATGTGCTGGGCTGACTGGCAAATGGCATTCGCTAATGCAGATATGCAGGGCCTGACTGTAATGTTCGAATGTGTACATCCAAACGATCCACACATCGTTCCAGAAAAGGCTGGCATGTATGTGCTAGGCTATCGTGAAAACTCGTGGCGTTCAAAGGTAGGACACAATCCTAACGTTCTGAACATCATGAAGGAAGGGTTCAACTGTTTCGTGCCAGAACACTGGCGTGTTACAATGAGTGAACTTAAGACTATGGCCAAGGAATGTAAGCACGAAGGATTTGTATTCTATACTGAAAGCGGTGTGAGTGCTAAGATCAAGTCGCCATACTACTTGACTTCAAAGTGGGTTGCTCGCAATCCACGTACAGACAAGTTGGTAGATTTGAACAAGGACATAAAGCACAATCTTGATGAAGAATACTACCCACTAGTTGACGCTATCCGTGCTAACATTGTAGAGTACACAGCAATGGACGAGCAAGCTCGCCTAGCTTGGGTAAGGGAGCAACTAGCATGAAGGACGAAAGTCATTTACCGGTAGCACAACAAAGCCTAGTATTTCGGTTACGGAAACGTGCCGAAATACGTAGGCAGATTCCCGGCCGTAAAAGCGTTGAGGAAGGGACGCCGGATCGTATAGCAGACCTGCTAGAAGAAGCGGCTGATGAGATTGAACGGTTAAAAGACACACTAGAAGAGTTTGATTCTCGTCCAGACTGTTGACCTGTCAATAAATATCTTCATGAAGGTAACAAATATTCATGATGCATGGGGATCGATCATTGAGTTTGATGATCCCCATGATTTTTTTAAGTTCCCTAAAGGCTACTGGAGAGATTTAATTTACCAGAGGAAACTGTTAATCTTTAAAAAGATGACCTTTGACCCGGTTCACTACGGAAAATTTTCTCATCACTTTGGTAGACCATGGGAGTACGATGAATATTTTAATAGTGTAGAGAAACCTGTTAGTTTTTCTGACGGAAACTATGGTTACAGCTTTTCTGAATTCTTTAACGGACTACACAAATCTAACAATCCAATTGGTGTCGACAATGACATGAATTGGCATGCTGACCTTCCAAACTACAAAGAAAAATCTTTTCCTTTTAGGGCGTTATGGATAGTTAAGAAACCTCAAAATTCTTCTGGAAATACTTTCTGGCTTAATGTAGAAAACTGCTTTGATCAATTAAGTCCAAATTTAAAAAGCCTTGCCCAAAGAATAACAGTACTACAACAGAACTGGCATAGATACGGTACTGACAAGGACATATTTAATTTAATAAAAATTCATCCTGTTACAGGCAAGGAATCATTAAGGCTAAACTTTTACGCCAAACCCGATGTAAAGAATGCATGGATAATTAAAGTGTTTGTTGACGGTAAACCTCTTCCGGGGTGTAGCCTTATTCAAGAATATATTAATGATCTGTTAAAACATAAAGAACTGTATCATTCACATACTTGGGATTTGCATGACATAGCAATCTACGACAATCACAGTTTTATACACGGAAGATCACCTGTAGAATTTAAAGATGATCCCGAGAACAATGAGAGAAAATTCTACCGAACTAACATTGATCACATGTCCGATATAGAATTTCAAAATGTAGAATTTCCCCCAGGTGTTTCAACATCAACAATTAAATGAATCCTTGCCTCATTACTTTCGTTAATTAATCCGTGATTACTCAAGTTGTTTAATCTGCATATGGTCTTAACAGGCATGTGTTCTCGATTATTGTTACTATCAAAGAACTGAACTAACGGGTTGGTTATTAACGGAATATGATATCTTGAATGTTTTTCAAAGTAAGCGCCAGGATCAATATGCATGTTTATCTTTCCCTTTGGTTCGAGATGTACGATCATTATTCTGCCTAATTTTATTCCCTGCACTGTCGACATAATCCATTCAGCGGCTTTGTAATGTTCAGGAAACCTTTCTATAACTCCTTTATTATCAACGCAGTCAACAATAGATGAAAATTCGTCAATAGTCGTTGGCATCTTTGTAGATTTCGAAACATCGTGCGACCTAAGATGTATAGACGTGCTTGTTTTAAATACGCCTTGCTTTCTTCCATCTTGCACACGCTCCCAATCAATTTTCGATAATTCTGTTAAGCAATTATCAAAAATCTTATCAGGGACTTCTTTTATTACCTGAACTAACATATTTTTCTCGATATAATTTTTTCCACTCAACTAAACTTTCTTTAGCTTGGGCAGTTGTATCATTTAAATTAGACGTAGTATCTGTTACACCGTTTTCTTTAAAAATTCCCAATCCTCGTTGGTCCTTAGGAAAAATGAAGGCGAGTTTGTTTATTTTATTTAAAAAATCTAGAGTTGCAGAACTATTAGATACAATCAAATATTCGACAATAAACTTTTCCTGCACTCCTAAACATTCTTTCCAACTATTAATATTTTCAAACTTTTTATTCGAAGTGTTTGCTATCGCCACAGTGTCATTTCGAACATGTGCGGTGCCTATTGAAAAGGTAATGTCGATTCTATCTCCAATTAAATCAACTAGCGCAGGCGAAACACCTCTGTACGGAACTTCGATAAAATTTTTATTTTTATTAATTATAAGTTCTGCCGCAGACGAACTTGCACTGTCTTTACCCGAAGTTCCGATAAAGAAATTTCTTTTATTATTTTTTAAATCGTTACAGGTTAAATTTCGTGTCCTACTTCCAATTAGAATGTAGGGAGTTTCTCCTATCATGCTCACTACAGCAAATTCATTTTCTTTAAAACTTCCTTTGACTATGTTTACAAAGTAAGAACTATTTGTGAACATCAATGTTTTTTTT